TAGCATGAAAAATCAAATACAAAAAACACCTGCATCTAAAAAAAAGGTAAGCAAAACTAAATCTGGTATAACTATAACTAGAATTAAAAAGGATAAATAATGGCTACAAGTGGAACTACTACATTTAACTTAGACATAAGCGACATTATGGAAGAAGCTTATGATCTTTGTGGTTTAGAGTTACGTTCTGGGTATAGCTATAGAAGTGCAAAAAGAGCACTTAATCTTGTTTTTTTAGAATGGCAAAATAAAGGTCTAAATCTTTGGACTGTAGAACAAGGAAGTGCAACTCTAGTGGCTGGAACAAGTAGCTATACTATTGATTCTAGTGCTTTAGATGTTGTAGATGTTTTTGTTAGAACTGATGCTGGAAATGTAGATAAACAATTTGATCAAAGATTAAATCGTATATCAAGAACAGAATATAATCATCAATCAAACAAATTAACACAATCTAAACCTACACAGTTTTATGTAGATAAAGATAATGACTCAATAAAAATTATTGTATGGTCTACACCTGATGATAATCAAACTTATTCGTTAATTTATGATTATGTAAAAAGAATTGAAGATGTCGGCAATATAGCAAGTAATAATGCTGAAGTACCTGCTAGATACCTTCCTTGTCTTACTTATGCACTTGCATATAATTTAGCTACTAAAAATCCTGAAGCTACAAATAGAGTGCCTTTAATTAAACAAAGGTATGATGAATTATGGAGAGATGTAAGTGAAGCAGACAGAGAAAAAGCATCAGTAAGATTTGTACCTGATTTATCTATTAGCGGTTACTAATGGCATACGCACGAGCAAAAAAAGCTCTAGGTCTATGTGATCGTTGTGGCTTTACTTATAAATTAAATACTTTGAGGTATGAAATTTATGATGGTAGAAGAAATGGATTGCGTGTATGTAGTGAATGTTTTGATATAGATCAACCACAACTTAAATTAGGTGAAGTAAACACTAGTGATAATCAAGCTCTTTTTGATCCAAGAGTAGATACTGGTAGAGAGGCTTCAACTTCATACTTTGGATCAAATACACTAAACAGCCAAGGTTTAACAGGTTCAATAGGAATAATTACTACATCTAATGTTGATAATTCACCTAATTCTATTACTACTAGTATTACAGGTGTTGTTGGAACAAAAGCCTTGGGGTCATTAACTGTAACAGGAGCTTCTGCATTTACTAGTTATACAGTAACAGTAGCTTCTGGAACTAACTCGTATGGAACAGGAAATAAATTTTATCTAGATGGTTCTGTTAGTCCTACCTTAAGTTTAACAGAAGGTCAGATATACAGATTTGATCAATCTGATAGCACTAATGGAACTCACCCATTAAGATTCTCTACAACAGCAAACGGAACACATGCAGGAGGATCAGAATATACAACTGGAGTAACTACAAATGGAACTCCAGGTTCTTCAGGTGCTTATACACAAATAGAAATAGCATCTGGTGCACCTACACTTTATTACTATTGCACTAACCATTCAGGTATGGGAGGTCAAATTAACACATGACATATTTAAATTTTAAAAATTTAACAATAAAAATATTATGAGCTGGACATATACAACATTAAAATCGGCTATACAAGATTACACACAAAATACTGAATCAACTTTCGTAGCTGATTTAGGAATTATTATTCAACAGGCAGAAGATAGAATAATAAAATCAGTAGAATTACCAAACTTTAGAAAAAATGTTACAGGTTCTTTAACAAATGGTAATCAATATCTAACAGCACCAGATGATTATTTATATCCTTTTTCTTTAGCAGTATTAGATAGTAGTAATAATTATAGTTATTTAATTAGTACAGATGTAAGTTTTATAAGAGAAGCTTATCCTTCAGCAGCTTCAACAGGAGTTCCAAAACATTATGCTCAGTTTGATGATAATTCTTTTATAGTTGGTCCTAGTCCTGATGCTAATTTAAATGTAGAGTTACATTATTATTATATTCCTACATCTATATCTGCATCAGCAGATGGAACTAGTTGGTTAGGAACAAATGCTCCTGAATTATTGCTTTATGCTAGCTTAATAGAAGCGTATACTTTTATGAAAGGCGAGCCAGATATTATGGCTAATTATGAAAAAAGATTTCAAGAAGCATTACAAAGACTTACTTTATTATCTGACGGATACAATCGTAAAGATGCTTATAGGGATGGTCAAAGAAAAATAGATGTCTAATGATCCTATAAACGAGCTAGAAGGCAAAAATATTGCAATTGTAGCTATGGGTCAAAGTCAGATAGATTTTCACCTTTCACAGGCACATAGCGTTGAATTTGACGAAGTTTGGGCAATTAATGCAATGATAGGAATTTTACCTAATATAGATAGAGCTTTTATATTAGACCCAATGAGTAGATTTCTAGATACTGAAGATGCTGGAAATATGACAGCTATGATGAGAAAACAACTACCTTTGTGTAAATTTCCTATCTATACCTGTGAATTAGATAAAAGAGTTCCTAGTGCCATAGAATATCCTATAGAGTCAGTTATTAGTGATCTAGGCTGTGCTTACTTTAATAACACTATTCCATATGTAATTGCTTATGCTTTATGGAATAAAGTTAATAAAATAAGTATTTTTGGTGTTGATTATACCTATAGAAGCAATATGCACTTTGCAGAAGCAGGTAGAGGATGTGTAGAATTTTGGTTATCTAAGTGTATAGATGCTGGTGTGCAGATAGAAATAGCACCTAGATCAACTTTACTAGATACAGATGTTGGATTTGAAGAAAAACTTTATGGTTATCATAGATTAAATGATCCTAAAGTTGCATATCAAAATGGTTCAACTATGAGTGTTTGTAAGTTATCAGATATACAAATAGAAGAAAAACAAAAGCCTATTGGAATAATAGGTAGAAAAGATTTAAACTTATCTGAACCAGTAGAACCAAAGGAATATTAATGCATACAGACAAATTTGAAATATCAATAGGCGACCTAAGTGTACAAACAACCGATAACAGAGGACATACTATTGAGGAAGTTGCAGAAATGGCAACAAATAAATTAATATCTATAAGTGATACTGCACCTATGGAAATTAAATCTCAAGCTCACGCTTTTAGAGATAGAACTAAATGGGTTATTGCATATTACATACAAGAAGGTATAAAAAATCATACTTGTACTATATGCAATGAATTAGAAAAACAAGGTCATAAAGACCTAGCAAATATAATAAGGAGACTTTAATGGCAATTACACAAGCAATGTGCACATCTTTCAAAAAAGAATTATTGGAAGCAAAGCATAATTTTTTAAATTCTGGAGGTAATGATTTTAAATTAGCTCTATATACATCAAGTGCAACAATGTCAGCAGCTACAACTGCTTACACTACAACTAATGAAGCAAGTGGTACTAATTACACAGCTAAAGGAGCTAGTTTAACTAGAGTTGATCCTTCAACTTCAGGTACAACAGCATTTACCGATTTTGCTGATTTAACTTTTGGAACAGCAACTATAACTGCTAGAGGATGTATGATTTTTAATGATACTGCTTCAGGTGATCCTGCTGTAGCTGTGTTTGACTTCGGTGGTGATAAAACATCTACTGCTGGAAGTTTCACAATTCAATTTCCAACAGCAGACGCTAGTAACGCAGTAATAAGAATAGCGTAACCTCTAATGGCAGGTTGGGGTCGAGCTGGCTGGGGTCAAGGACCTTGGGGTCAGCCCGCTATAGTAAATGTAACTGTAACCCTTACAGGTGTTGCAGGAACTTCTGCGTTAGGTACAGAAACAGTATCTTGTGACGCAAACATAACTGAAACAGGTGTAACCTGTACAACCTCAATAGGTTCTCTCACGGCTACTGGAGGAGCAGTTGTAACTGAAACAGGAGTTGTAGGAACTACTGCTTTAGGATCAGAAAGTGTAACTGCTGACGCTAATACGTCTATAACAGGACTATCAGCGACTACTTCATTAACAGGTGTGTCTGCATCTGGACAAGGGGAAGCTTCGTTAACAGGTTTAGCAGCAACAAGTGGACTAGGTTCATTAAGTACACGAGCGGATGCCAATGTTACAGAAACAGGAGTAGTAGGAACAACAGCTTTAGGTAATGTAATAACCGCAGGAGCTGCAATAACTGGTGTTTCAGGTGCTGCTTCTACAATATCTCTAGGCGATGAAACTGTAACATGTGATGCTAATGTATTCCCAACAGGTGTTGCAGCTACAGGAGCAATATCAAGTTTAACTATTTTTACTGTAAATAATGTAAGTATTACAGGACTTGCAGCTACAGGAGCAGTAGGAATAGTAGTAATAAATGCACAAGGAATTGTGTCTTTAACAGGGGTAGAATCAATAGGAAATGTAAATAGATTACCTGTTTGGGGATTAGTAAACGATTCACAAACACCCAATTATCAAGATATTTCTAAAACACAGTCACCTTCTTGGGGTAATGTAAATGATTTACAAACTCCTAATTGGAGTGATGTAGCATAATAATATATAATTTTTTAACGAGGAAAATAAATGGCAAGTACATACGTTAATGATCTTAGACTCAACGAAATGGCGACAGGTGATGCGTCAGGAACTTGGGGTGATACAACAAACACCAACTTAGAGTTGATTGGTGAAGCTTTCGGTAGTGGTTCTGAAGCATTAAGTGATGCTTCTACAGCTACTATTACTATGGCAGACGGAGCTAGTGATGCAGCCAGAGCAATGTCACTTACTCTTACAGGGTCTTTATCGCAAGCTTGTACTGTAACTTTAGCACCTAATACAGTAAATAAATGTTGGATAATTCAAAATAGTGCTGGAGCAACAGTAACTATTTCACAAGGTTCTGGAGCTAACGTAGTTATTCCTAATGGCGGAATAAAAATGATTGTTACAGATGGTGCTGGATCAGGCGCTGCTGTAACAGATGTCCTGGATTTA